GTCACACCCTCGCTTTCAGTTTCCTATTTTGATAATCCTCACTTTGTATGTACTCTATCACGCTATCCTTGAAAATATAATAAGCAGGCTTTATAAAGAATGACTTTACGCGCTTTTCGTGGATTAGTTTTGATGTAAATGAAATGCTAACGCCATTTAGCATCATTCTGAGTTGCTCTTGTGTTACAACATCCGGATACTCTTGAAACAACGTCTGATAATATGATTTGTTTTTTTCCACAGTGATCCCTTCCATTTAGAAATTGTCATCGGCAGGAACACAGCTTGATTTGTTCTCTCCATTGTCTCTCCAATACCATCAAACTCAGAAAAATTGCAACTGTCTAAATGGCTCCTATTTTTTTCAAAAAACGGTGAAAAGCATTGATTTTCAATGGGTCTTGAACCTGTAGTTCCGTGTACTTCCGCTGTCTTCCGGATGAGATACAAGCCTTAAAATCCCTCGGCGTAACAACCGTGCGGGTTCGAGCCCCGCCACCGGCACCAAATCTGGGAACAACCTATGATACAAAAACAGTCATCCAAATCGGATGGCTGTTTTTGTATATGGCCCGGAAACCGTTGAAAACACTAGGGTTTTCGGCTTTCCGAATGCCGCGGCAGGCGTTGCGCAGCCCGGTATTTCACAGCGGCGTGTGGGCGGCGAAAATGGCCGAAAAAGCGGCTGCCGGGCTGCACCCTTTCGGAAATGGACAAGGGTGCATAACGCATCCGCGCCGTGGACATTTCCGAAAAAATCAGCCCTCCGCGAAAAGGTTTTACTTTTCCGCGGAGGGCTTTTTTCATTTATCGAATGGTCAAAGCGTCGAGGCCCAGCGTATCTGTATAATTCAGAAGCTCGGGCTGCGTGGCGCTCAGACCGTGGAGCAGGCATTTCAGCCGTTCTACGTCGTATACACCGAGTTCCGCGGCCAGCGTCCGTGCGCTGATCTGACGATGCTGTCCGCCGACAAAGCGGAGATAGTATTCCAGCGCCTTGATCGAGCGAAGATAGTTCCCGTCGAGGTAGTCTGCCACGTCGTTGCTCGTCGCTCCAATTTTGGCAAAGCGGTTGAACATGGCGCGGATATGGTCGTTGACGGCCTTGCCGTAGCCGTAGTGCTCCACTGCTTGATTGTAACTGTAGCCGTGGCGCTCATGCAGCCAATAGGCGTTCAGCAGCTTCTTCTGATAATAGTCAGTCATTATGATGTCCTCCATTCAGCTTGCTTTGATGTGACTCACAGCTTACACACGGGTAGTCAAAAAGCAAGCTGAAAAGCAGAAAAAGCCCTGCCGAAGCAGGGCTTTTCGCTGGAACCTTATGCTGCGGTGAAGCCTTTCTCAGAAATGGCCGCGGCAAGGGCCGGATCGGCGGGGCCGCTCAGCGTTCCGGTCTTGTCGATGATGTAGCCGCCAACGGCATAGGAAAAAGTCGGTGCGCCCTGATAAACCGGTTCTGCGTTTACATAGGCGCTGACCGCGGCCAGCAGGTCTTTCCGCTGCTCTCCGGTGACGTTGTAGGCCAGTTCCATGGTCTCCGGCTGGGCCGGGGCCTCGGCTTTCGTCTTGGCGCGGGTCTTGCGGGCGCGAGGCGCGGGCCACTGCTCCGGCAGTACGCTTTCGTCGAGGTGGATTTCAAAGGTGATTTTGCCGTCCATGTGGGTATTGAAATGGAAGTCGAGCATTTCCAGCTCCTTTACCTCGTCGGGGATTTCGATGTTTGCATAGCGCTTGCGCTCCTCGCCGTTTACCATGAAGCAGACCGGAACCATGTCTCTGAGCTTTGCCGTGATTTTACCTGTTTTCATTGTAGTTACCTCCGAAAAATGATTTTGTTGTGTGAGTTCCTAGCTCGTGAGTCACAGCTTAACCATTTTCGGTGTGAAAGCAAGCCTCAAAACAAAGAAATTTTCTCGTTTTTGCAAAAGGCGCGGATAGGATTTCCGCGCCTTTCTTGCTATAATATATAAAAGTAATAGAAAGAGTCTCAGGTTTGCCGTGCTGAGGGTGCGGCAATGAAACGGAATCGGGTGAGAGTCCCGGCGAACTGGTCACTGTGAAGCTCCCGTAGAGGAGATAAGTCAGACACGCGCCTGAGAGAGCTACAAGAGCAGCCGCCATGTCAACGGCCTGCGGACGATATTGTGCGCCCATTTTTAGGGGATACGTCCGCCATCCTGCCAAAGGTACTGCGGACGTTTTTGCGTAAAAAACGTGTCGTAAAGCATTCTTTCCTTTACGACACGTTTTCACGTTTCTTAACATCTGAAATTATACCCCATCAGAAAGAAAAGTCAATCCGTTTTGATAAAAACAGCAGATTTTTGTTGGAGATTCAGGGGCATCCGCTCCAATATTTGAAAAATAGCTGAAATTGGATTGCAAAACAGGAATATTTCTTTTGTTTACGCCGTCAGAAATGCCGTCAAGGAGGAACAATGGCAAAGTGTGGAGAGAACATTTATAAACGCAAAGACGGAAGATGGGAGGGGCGCTTTATTCGCGGTCGCAAGGAAAACGGCCACGCGATATACGGTTATGTCTATAGCCGGAGCTATACAGAATGCAAAGGCAAGCTAAAGGCTGCCGCTGCAGCGCCGCTGCGCGCGGTATGCGTTTGTCGGCTGACGGCGAATGAGCTTTTTTCGTCTCTGCTGCGGCAAAAATGCACGGATGTCAAGCCGTCCACCGCCCAGCGCTATCGCTTCCTGATTGAAAAGCACATTCTTCCGGAGTTAGGGCATCTCCGAGTCGAGCAGCTGACGGCGAAAAAACTTCAAACATTTCTCCAACACAAGCAGGCAAACGGAGGCTTGCGAGGCGGCGGCCTTTCGGCGAAAACAGTCCGGGATATTGGAACGCTGATAAAAACAGCGCTGAAATATGCTCAGGCGGAATTTTCAGTTCCCTGCGACGCGGACGCGCTGCGGCTTCCGTCGCCTGCACAAACGGATATTCACGTTTTTACCGAAGATGAACTGCGGCGTATCGGCGAGCAGGTCACACGCCAGCCGCATTTGATGGAAATCGGCATACTGCTGGCGCTGAACACCGGCCTTAGAATTGGAGAATTGTGTGCGCTGCAACGGCAAGATGTCGATTTTGCCGCCGGAACCGTCTCCGTCCGCCACACGGCGCAGCGAATCAATTACGGCGGCAGGACGGAATTGGTCGTTCAAACACCGAAAAGTGCTGCTTCCAACCGCGTCATTCCCATTCCTGCTGAAATGCTGGTGCTGCTGCGGCAGTATGTATATGCCTTTGCACCGGGTCGCTATTTATTCAGCGGAAACCCAGCACGGCCATTGGAGCCACGCACCTGCCAGCGGCATTTCAAAGCACTGCTAAAGTGCTGCGGGATTCCTTATCGGAACTTCCACAGTACGCGCCACACCTATGCTACGCGCTGCGTGGAGGAGGGCGCGGACATCAAGACTGTCTCGGAATTGCTTGGACATTCCAATCCGCAGATCACGCTGCGGCGTTATATGCACTCGTCCATGCGGTACAAGCAGGAGGTCGTTCAGCGGATCAGCTTCCTGCCGCCCAGTGCATAAAGTTTTATCGCCGTCAATTTTTCCGTCAGACATCCGGACGAGTCCTTGCGCCGTGGGCGGTTTCACCGCTTTTGTCGTAAAGGAAAGAATGCTTTACGACACCAAATGACCGGTCTGGTGAGTTTATCATAACCGGGCTGGAGAGACATTATTCAATTCAATATTGTTGATACCGTAATACACGCCGATTCCGCACACTCTCGGGCAGGATAGGCTCAGAAGAAGGCATTTATGCCGACACGAAACGGTGCTGTGCGCGTGAGGCCACGCCGAAGCGGAGCGATCCGCCGGGACGAAAGTCAGCCATTACAGGGACGACCTGTGAGAAGGTAGGACGTGGGCGCAGGAGTGATCGTCACTCCCTAACGCAAGTCAGAAGATCTGTATTACTCGCGGCGAAAGCCGCGACCGTGTATTTGCAGCGGCGAGCGATTTCCTGTTGCACCGGGCGAGAAGCCCACGAACGCCGCTGATTTCATCTTGGAATCGGCGCATTTTGTTTTTTACGGGACAACGTGCGCTATTTCGGGACGGAACCAGTTTTTCTTTGCGCTTTCCATCTTATTTCCTTTCTGGTGCCCGGCCTGCGGGCGTGCTCCGCAGGCCGGGACACCGCAAAAATCACCGACTCACCGGGCCTTTGCCCGGTTTCCTATGGCGAACCGCGCCGACAACTGAATAGCCACAACGGGAAAGAATACCTGCCTTTCCGGGGAAGTACGCGATGACGCAAGCGCCGAGCGTGCCAAGGGAGGACAGACGCGGTCAGAAGTGGGCGCAGGAACCGATACCGGCAGCGTGGTGTGAACGAAAATCGTATATTACGGCTTTTGCCGTGAAAATCGGCGCGGCTTTCTGCTTCCGGGCTGCGTCAGATCAAAATAGGAAGCAAAAATTTGTAAAGGAGAAGAACAAGCATGAAAGCAAAGAAAACTATTGCGCTCATCCTTGTGATGGTCATGGTCCTCGGACTGCTGACTGTCACAGCTTCCGCCACCCCTGCGGGATCGCTTAGCTCGCCGACCAACGGCATCAAGAGCATCACGATCAGCGGCGCGAATATCAACAACAATGAGGATCGCACCCTGACGGGCAGCAGTGCCCCGTATAACCTGACGTACAACGTCAAGCTGGCCAGCGGCACGGCTGATGGAACCGTCGTAACGGCGACGTTTGAAAAGGAAAATGCCTCGAATGAAAACCTTGTGGTTTCTTCCGCGAAGCCGAACTCGATCCTGAACGCGGTATCCCGCAAGCATATCAAGAAGCACGCCAGCCTGACCTACAACGCGACAGTGCAGAACGGCACAGCGACCATGACGGTCTATGTCTATCCTGACCTGTCCGACAGCGTCAAGACCTATGGTACTTACGTCATCAACTTCCAGCTGGCGGATGTCAACAACCCGATCACGGTCAACGGCACGCAGATTCGCTTTGGCGACCCCGCGTATCCCATGACCGAACCGGAGCGTTACATGAGCTTTGAAGCAGCTGGAACCAATGCGTATAATGCTGTCTATGCTGGCCCGACCGCTGGCTTTGTGCCGGATCTCTATTCTCTCTATCTGAAGTCCGATGCAGCGCTCACGCTCACCAGCAACAGCACGGACGTTGTGTTCCGTACCTATGATGCCAACGGCAACATGACCGAGAAAAATTCTGTCACCGGCACGTCCGGCGAGGGCTACTTCTCGACGGTTATTTATGCCAAGGCAGCCGGTTCGATTCAGGTCACTACCGCTGGCAGCACCACCGCTACCACCATCAACTTCAGCGCGCCGAACGACCCGTCTGCTGTCCATAATGCGCAGCTGCATCCGGAAGGCGCAACCGCCTATCTGCCCGGCCTGACACAGTATGCCAACCGCGGCGACTGGGGCAGCGTCAGCGCTGGCGGCGACAACCTTCTTGATCCTGCCAACAAGATCAAGGGCTATTATGGCTTTGCCGCGAACGGTTTCTCGCTCGGTTCTCTGGGCGGCTATGTCCAGTATGATTTCCACAGCAACCCCATTCGGAATCTGGACACCAACCCCTACGGCGTAGACTTCGTGATCTATGGCAATGCCTTTAACGGCAACCCGGAAGCTGCTGCGGTTCAGGTCTATGCGCAGGAAGTCCTTACGGATGACGGAAACGGCAACGTTACCTATGGCCCGTACAAGTGGTATGAGCTGGCCGGTTCGATGTATTATTCGGACAGCGCCGTCCGCAATGCAACTGTGTATTATACAAAGGACGATGCAGGACTCCATGCAGCCGTCAATGGCGTGACCCATTCGCAAGACCCGTTCACAACGGCTGCAACGTGGTTCCCGACCAAAGGCAGCATGAACCATGAAGCAACGTCCGGTATCAACGACGCGACAAACACCTATATCACGGAGTACACGGATACGACGCTGAAATTTACCGGTGTGACCAGCATCCCGGACAGCGACTCCAATACGGACTATGCGTTCGGCTATGCCGACGTGACCCCCGTGCCGAGCGTCAAGGACGGTACTCCGGTCAACCCGTATACGCCTTATACCTCCGACAAGGTCGGCGGCGACGGCTTTGACCTCGCTTGGGCGGTTGAGCTTGGCAGCATGAAGCCGGTAAAGATCAACAACGCAAAGTACGTCCGTATCTATTCTGCGGTTCTGTATAACACCGGCATTTTCGGTGAAACTTCTCCGGAAATCACGGGCATTTTCCGCGCAGTTGGTACGACAGGGTCGGCGGCAACATCTGATCTTATGTTGGTTTCTACTGCACTGATCCCCACTACAAACGGCGGATACCAAGAAGTTGATGCGGGCAGTTACAGAATCAGATCTACCGAAGAAAATGTTTATTTGAATGAAACGGCTGTTGATGCCTCCACTCCGTATCAGTTTACGGTTGAATCCGGAAAAACCTATCGAATTGTTACACAGAGCGGAACAGAAGCACCGTATATTACGGTAATCAAGGGTAAATAAATGGGGAAATGGTTTTTGGGCGATGCCGAAAGGCATCGCCCCTTTCATACTCGAAGCATTGCACTTGCACTTGCTATCTTAATTACATTTGGTCTTTTCTCACCATTATGTGTAGCAGCTACATCACCTTATGAAATTGATTCGGGCAATATTGTTGGCAGTCAGAACATTGGTACTCTAAACGGGTATAACCTGTACCTCGTAAATATTTCAAAGCAATATGACACGATCAAATTGCAGGAAGGTAATGACTCCAGCACAGGCGAATTAGTATCATTCTTGTACGGTGATGGAGATTATGATGGCATCACGGGCGGTTCCATCACAAGAAATTCGACCAATTTTGAAAAAACAGCGGCATATTTTCAAAAAGAAAAAAGCAATATTTCCGCTGTTACGTTTTCTGAGCAGTCAGATTACTTGCTGTGCAGGCTTACAGAATTTGATTGGGTAGTAACATTTATGCCTGTAACAGTAGGGTATATTCTGATAGCGTGGGAAAAAGCTGCGAGTGTTGATAAAACGGCCCTCGACACAAAGATTACTGAAGCCGAGAGCAAAAATGCCAGCAACTGCAAAACTGAGGACGACAGATATAACGCTGGAACAAAGGCAGTCAGTGAAAACGGCTTCTGGTCAGATTTCCAGACTGCGCTTACCAGCGCAGAATCGGTCAATAATAGTGCCGCTGCAACACAGGATCAGGTTGATTCTGCGCTGGAAACATTGACCGCAGCCATGGCGAATCTGATCCCGATTGGTCAGATCAACCCCACCAATCTCTATGAAACGATTGAACGGTGCAAAAAGTCTAACGACGATCTGAAGGGTTACAACGACAAGACCGTCAATGCTTACCGCACAGCACTGACCGAAGCAAATGCGTATCTGGACGCTCTGTTCCAGAAAGACGCCGAAACCGGCAAGGTTGAACCTACGACGGAGAACGTCGCAGGCAATCAGGGCAAGGCGGATGGATATGCCACAAAGCTGACCAATGCGTACAAAGAACTTGCCTCGGCGCTGGACAGATATGGCAGCGTATCGCTGGCACTGGACGCGATTCCGGCGCTCTGTGAGCTGGCAGACAAGGCAATCGGCAACACGGCGCTGGATGGGCGCGACACGCTGAAAACCAAGCGTGACGCTGCCTATGCCGTCTGGCAGGAGTATGTGGAAACGCAGCTGAATCTGAACGCCAGCGAGTACAGGGAAATCAGAACGGCATATCGGGAGCTGTTCGATGCCTACTATCTCGGCCTGACGAACACGGCGGACAGCATCACCGTGAACGTCCGCGTCACGGACAGCGCCAGCTTAAAGAAGCCGACCGGCTTCCCGCAGGGCGAATGGGCCAGCACGACATGGACGGGTTCTGTCACGCTGACGGGCGACCAGACGCTCGGTGCACTGGAAACGCAGCTTACCGACAAGGGCAAGCTCTACTATGGCGGTAAAATAGACAATTATGGCGCGGCAAGCTACGCCGCGATCATCAATGGTGTCTATCCCCACAGCTTACAGAGCTTCAATAGCTACTTCTCTGATGATTATTATGAGAACGGTACACGTGTCTACTACTCCGACCGCTATGTTCTGCACGACGGCGATATGGTAGAGCTTGCGCTGCTTCCGACACCGGAGGTTTCTTCCTATGCGGGCGCAGGAAATTCCCTGAATGAGAATTACACCATGCGCTATATGCAGACGGCACGGTTTGAGCAGGACGGCGAACCCGTCACCGGTACACTGACCGTCAATGAGGGCGAACCGCTGACGCTGCACGTTTCCCGTGCGTATGCGTCCTTGCAAAATTATACGGGCGAGTACAGCGCGTTCTCCGGCGCAGAGCTTTACGTTTCCCCGGAGAGTGCAAGCAGCACCGCCGCCACAGCTGGCGAGGCCGTTGCGCCGAGTCTTGACACCGGCTACCAGACCGATGCAAACGGCGACGTGACCGTCACGCTCTATGGCTCGGGCTGGGTGCATCTGTACGCCGCTGATCTGCGTGATGACAAGGGCTTCTGGGGCAATACCGACGTGTCTGGCGGCCCGCAGATCGAGGAGCTGCCGAGCATGACGGCTGGCGCTTCCGTGTGGGTCTATGTGAACGCCAAATCCGGCGACGAGCTTGCATCCGGCCTTGCCGCGCTCAAGCAGGAGCTGGACGACAGCTATCAGGACGTTGACCGTACTCTGTTTACGGAGGCAGAACTGAAGCAGATCGACGATACCTATAACGAAAGCTGCGAGAAGTTTAAGTCGCTCGACAACCTGACCGACGCAAAGAAACTTGTGCGCGAATTTGACGCACTGGTGGCACAGCTTTCCAAGCAGCATCAGGGCAGCGACGCATGGCGCGCAAACAACCTCCGCTATGCGCTGGATATGCTGCCCGACGATCTGAATGACTTCACGCAGGGCTTTGCCGAGCGTTTCAGATGGCTCCAGAGCGAAATGGCGCTTGCAACCGAGCACCAGATCAACCAGATGAGCACGGCGCAGAAAGCAAAGTATGAAAAGCTGAAAGAAGCCTACGGCACGGACGGTTCCACGCTCAAAGAGGCTGTCAATCCGACTGTAACGGTCACGGTTGCGGACGGTGCTGAATATCAGAATGACTTCATCGTTGCCAACAACAGAAGCTATTCCTATGTCAGCGACGAATACGCGAACGGCAATGAGCGCGTCAATATCCCGTCTGCGACCGGCAATCTCCGCAAGGAGGCTGCCCTCGGCGCGTTCGACGCGACCGACTACCGTGTGCAGGAGGGTTCGGAGTATCAGCTTATTATCGCGCGCAAGCTGGACGGCAAGGTAACTGAGTGCGATTACAATGCCAAGGTTGTAAAAATCGAGGTTCTGGACAAGGACACCGGCAAGCCCATCGAGGGTGTCACGACCGGTATCTATAACTACACGGAAGATCGTGGCAGCTCCAGAGCACGATTCTACTACACCCCGGATGGCGGCGGTGCATACGATCAGGGCGAATATGGCATGACCGCAGCGACTGTCCGCTTTACTTGCGTGATGCCGCACAACATTCTCGTCAAGGTCTATCTGGAAAAGGTAGCGACCCCGGACGAGCTGACCGCGGCAAAAACGTCACTCAAAAACGAATTGACAGCTGCCTATCAGACGTACACCAAGTCGGAGTATTCCAACACAAATTGGAATACGCTGGTCAAGGCGTACAACGACGGCATTGCCAACATCGAAAAGGCCGAGGACGTGACCACCGCCACGGATGCAAAGACGGCTGCCCTTGCAGCGATGGCAGCCGTGGTTAAGGACATGGAAGCCGCCTATGGCACTGTGTATGTCACCGTTGAGAACACGACCTTTACACGCGATCTCTGGCCCACAGGCAAAACGTATTGGGATGGTACGCCAATCGACCATTTCCCGGTAGAGTTGGATTCCACATCTACCATGATGAGCTGTGTAGTAGAAGCACTTGATGAGCACGGCTGGAAACAGACCGGTGCGTCCAGCAACTACATCACGTCGATCAACGGTCTGTCCGCTTTTGACGGCGGCTCTCAATCCGGCTGGATGGGAACGCTGAACGATTGGTTCAACAACGAGGGCTTTGGCAACTTCACGGTTGCGAACGGCAAGCTGGGCGACGGTGATGAAATCCGCATCATGTATACCAGAACCGGCTACGGTGCAGACCTCGGCGGCACGTGGGGCGGTGAAGATGCACAGAATACCACCCTAAAGGCACTTGAAGTGACTGGCGGCACGATTTTCCCGGATTTCACGTCCGGCACGATTGGCTCGACAAACGAGTACACCTTGCAGATTGCTGATGAAAAGGCCGAAATCAAAATCACGCCGACCGCCACGAACAAGAATTTCCTTGTAAAGACGTTCCTCAACGAGCAGGTGACCGACAACACCGAGGGTGTCAGCTTCTATAAGCGGACGCAGACCATCCCCGTTGTCGCGGGCGACACCATCTACGTTGGGTGCGGCGTGAAGGGCTGGCCTACCATGAACACGCAAGCCGGCAACACGCAGACTTCGGGCGGAACGTGGTATGTGCTGAAGGTGGTCAATGCACAGGTTGACGATGGCTCCGCGTATGTCATGGGCCTGATCGACAAGTATTGCATCAAAGTAGAAAGCTACAACTATAAGAGCATGGAAAGCGGTCTGAGCATCACCAGAGCGGCCTATGACGCGCTGAGTGAAGATAGCCAGAAGAACGTCACCAACTATCAGAAGCTGCTTGATGCGGAGGCTGGCGTTGCCAGCTTCAAAAAGACCGCCGAGCTGTCCGTAAAGATTGCCGCTCTGCCCTCCGTCTACCGTGCAACGCTGGAAGATGTGGAACAGATCAAATCGGTGCAGGAGACTTATGAATCGCTGACGCAGGAGGAAAAAGACCGTCTGACCGTCAACGAATACAATAAACTCATGGCGCTGATTGAAAAGATCGACGGACTCAATCAGGCTGCGGCGGATAAGGTCATTGCTGACATTGCCGCAATCGGTCCGATTGACGAAATCACGCTGGAAAGCGCAGAGCAGATCCAGAAAGCGCGCGCTGGCTACGATGCACTGAACAAGTACGCACAGTATATTGTCGAGTGTGCTGAACCGGTCAGCTATTACACGCTTCTTGAGGCAGAAGCGAAGCTGAAAGAGCTGCAAGAGGCAGCTGCCGAGCAGGAGCGCATTGACAGAGCTGCCGCCGCAGCGGTTGATAGCTTGATTGACGAAATCGGCGACGTCACGCTGGAAAGCAAGCAGGCCATCGAAACGGCCCGTGCCGCTTACGACAACCTGACTCCCACGCAAAAGACGTATGTGACGAAACTGGATACTCTGACCGCCGCAGAAGCCGCGTACAAGGCACTGGTTGACCAGAAAGCAGCTGACGATGTGATGGAAAAGATCAACGAAATCGGCGAAGTCACACTGGACAGCAAAACAGCTATCGAAGCCGCCCGCGCTGCGTATAACGCGCTGACACCCGATCAGAAGCCGCTGGTTGAAAACTACAATGTTTTGACCGCCGCAGAAGCAGAGCTTGCACGTCTGGAAGCCGAAGCTAAGTATGAGGCTGATTTGGCTGCTGCCGCGCAGGTGGACGAGATGATCGAGCGCCTGTTCCCTGTCAACCGTTACAGCGGCCCGGCCATCCGTATGGCCCGCGCTGCGTATGACGCGCTGACCGAGGATCAAAAGGCACTGGTGAAGCACTACGACGACCTCGTAAAGGCAGAAGCCGAGTTTGCGGCAATTCCGCCGATCACGCCTGTCGGCCCGTCTACGCCCGCCAAGCCGTCGCAGAAGCCTGATACCAGCAAGGATAACCTCCCGTTCACGGATGTTGCATCCGGCAGCTGGTACTATGACGGCGTGAAGTACGCTTGCGACAACGGTCTGATGAACGGCACGTCCGCGAACGCGTTCAGCCCGAACGCCGACACGACCCGCAGCATGATCGTCACGATCCTTGCCCGTATGGAGGGCGTCAACACCTCCGGCGGCGCAACGTGGTATGCTCGTGGCCGTGAATGGGCGATGGAAAACGGCATTTCGGACGGCACGAATATGGAGGGCAAGATCACCCGTGAGCAGCTTGCCGCTATGCTCTACCGCTACGCGAAGATGAAGGGTTACGACGTTTCCGCATCCGCTTCCCTCTCCGGCTACACGGACGCTTCCAGCGTTTCCGGCTGGGCGAAGGAAGCCATGCAGTGGGCGGTCGGCTCCGGTCTCATCCAGGGCAGCAACAATGCGCTGACCCCGCAGGCCAACGCCTCCCGCGCACAGATTGCCACGATCCTCATGCGCTTTGCGCAGAACATCGCAAAGTAACCCCGCAAACGGGTTTTCCCGGAGGGGCGGATCATCCGCCCCTCCACTTTTATTTCAGAGGAGACGGACATGGAAGAAGCACGATTGACAGCGTATTTGTTCCAAAGATTGCAAGACGCTGTTTTTCTGACAGAGCGTAACATGGCAGAGCAGCTTGGTCTGTCCTACAAAGTGCTGCGGCGGGTTCAGAAAGCACAGCGTATGACGCAGAAGACCGCCGACGCCATGGAGCGGCTGCTGCAATACTGTGTGCGCAATCAGATCCCATTGGACCGTTACCTCTCGGAATACCGGTAAGGAGAAAATCCCCCTGTGACAGAAAATACTCTGTCACAGGGGGATTTTTTTCGTTATAGCAGGCCGAGGCTTCGGCGCAGATAATACTGCCCGACCTCGGAAAAGCGTTTTTGCAGATTGTCCGGCGTTGGCTCCTGCCCTTCCGCCAGCAGCAGCCGGAAAATGGCGGCATCCACCACATCCATATCCAGCGCGGCGTTTTCGTCGGTAAACATCCGGTCGATCAAGTTCAGCAGCTCCTGCCGCGAGAAGCTGCGGCGCATATCCCGCAGGTCCTGCACGGTCAACTCAGCGACGTTGTGTGACATGAGAGCTTCCTCCTATCCGACTGTATGCGGCAGAATGTGCTCCATAACGGAAGATTATTTTGCCAAATAAGGCGTTATAAGGGCAGATGTTCCGTTATAGGCTTCTGTTTCAAATCCGGGTTCTTCGGTAGAATATCTGTATAGATACTGAGGAAAACGAGGTGCGCGTATGCCCATATCCTATAAAGTCATCGGCAGGCATATCCGGGACGCACGAAAGAGCGCAGGCCTTACGCAGGAGGCAGCCGCCAATCAGCTGGGCCTGTCGCCGGAGCATTACGGCAAGGTCGAGCGCGGAGAGCGCACAGTCAATCTGGAACGGATGGTGCAGATCAGCCATCTGTATGGGACGACGGTCTGTGCGCTGCTGGAAGGCTTTGATACCGACGCAGCGCCCGTGACCCAGCGGCCAGCAGAAATGGATGCGTTTCTGTCCGCCATGCGCGAAATTGCAGGCGGCTGCACGGAACAAAGCCGCGCGCTCATGCTGCGCGTCTGCGCAGAGATCGCAGCCAGCGACAAAAACTGAACACCTTGGATGCCCGCTCCTCGTGAGCGGGCTTTTTCTTTCTCTACTATACCATAGATTTTCAGAAAAACGTCAAGGAAAGGATGAAAAATCTTTCGCCATTTTCAGGGGTTTTATGCCCGCAGGGGTGACAAATTTATCACGTTCCCGAATCGCAGAATTGCTTGTAAAATAGGAATCGTCGAAACGAGAAGGGAGATAAATCTATGGAAAAAGGGCTTACGTCCTATGTGCTGAACTATCTTCTGAACACCTGTTTTGACAGCAAGGCAGATATGGCACGACAGCTGGATATGAGCAAACGTGCATTGCAGCGCGTGATGAACGAGCCGCAGCTGAGTAAGGGCGGCAGTGTTGCACTGGTCAAGGCGCTGTGCTACTGCGCTCGGCACCATGTTCCCGTGGACCCAATTCTGCGTGAGTATGCGGCACATGATACGGATGAACAGAAAGATTTGATCTACGACCCCAGTACCGTCAATCTCGCAGCCTACACCCGCCTGACCCTGCCCATGCCGGAGCATTTGACCGCAGAGGGCGCGGAGGTGTTTGCATCCATGCTCCGCTTTCTACAGCGGGCCTCGGCGCACATCTGCCCGAACTGCATGGCTTGGTGCAATCCATGGGACGGAACGGCGCGGTTTGCGGAAGGCAGCTGCTATCTTGCGCGGATGGCGCGGTGTATCTGCCGGGAGGTCGCCTCATTATACACAGAAAGCTGGAACAAGCTATGATTTACGAAACAGACTTATTTTCGTTCTCCTTTGTCCCAAACTGGTACTTACAGCTGGATGCGCTGGCAGAACTGGCGCTCCCGGAGCCGTGGCGTTTCCGCAGCGGCAGTTATTCCGAGAAAAATTATGATACGCCGATCTTAGAACGATACATCCAATCTATTTTTCGCAAACAGGTCATTGACTACAATGCTGCAACCGACAAGGCCGAGCAGGACCAGATCATCCTCCTGCGCAACGAATATGCCTGCTTTCATACCGGCCTTTATACAAAGCGATATAAGCCCATCTACGCCTGCTTCGGCAGAAACAAAAAACTGGATTCTTTATTAAAGTGGTGCTTCCGGGGCTTCGCGGACGAAAACTCTGCGCTGCTGCGCTATATCTCCCCATTGCCGGAAAAGCCTCTCTACTCAATGCCGATGCAAGGTATTCATTACATTCCAGACTGGCCGGTGCGCGTCAACGTGGAGCACATCCTCGGTGACCCGGCCAATGTCGCAAGATTGCCCACCGAACTGCAAAGCGCCCGCAATCTGCCGCTTCTTCTGGAAACGGCGGTCGAGCTGGCGCGCCGAAAAGTCGTTGTCTCCCCCGGCGATGCCGTCCCACAGATCTATCAGCAGAGGCTGCAATACCTCCTGCCGCTGTGTTTGACGGATATGGAGACGCCGGACCTCGCCATCACCCTCCGGCCCATAGACGGGTATTACATGGGATATACCTGCCTGACCTTGGAGATGGCCTATCTGAACGCACGGCTTCTGGCACGGCCCACAGCTAAATGGCTGCTGGATTTGGTGGAATAGCGATTCTGGGAGGTACATAGAGAGGTCCAACTGCCCCGCGTTCTGCGGGACGTGGATATAAATATTATGGTGTGAGCCTGCTGCACGGCACTTGAGTGTCGTGCGGCGGGCTTTTTTTCGTTTTGCGGCCAGAGTGCCGCCATGCAGGCTCCCGAAAGGAGTCCGCATGAAGATCCGTTATGTATTCGTCAATGGTGAAGTGTCCGAAATCGAGGTGGAAGAAACGCTGGGCAGTCTGCTGCTGGAATTGGACCGGCAGGAGGCCAACAACACCCGCGCTGAGACGCGGCGGCATGTTTCCCTGTCGGAGCTGTCCTATGAAGGCGGCCTGTTCGACGCAGGGATCGACGTGCCGGAAGAGGTCTGGGCGCGGATTTCCGCAGAAACGCTGCGGGAGGCCCTGCAAAAACTTCCGGCTGCGCAGCGGGAATTGATCGTCCAAGTCTACTTCCAAGGGCGACGACCTGCGGAGATCGCCCGTGCCGAGGGCGTGTCGCGCCAGTCCATTTCGGAGCGCTTGCAGCGCGCGCTGAAAAAATTACAAAAATATCTGTAAAACACCCCTGACATTTGCCTCTGCCGTGGCTAGAAGATGAGGGCCGCAACACATGCCCTCAGAAAGCAGAGGGGAAAACAATGCAGCATTCCGTAAAAATCCGCATGACAGGCAGCCGGGATTCCGGCGACATTCTCCAATGCCGGACCCTCCGCCTGCGCGAGCGCGTGCTTCGCCTGCTCTTCGGCGGGCAGCAGCGCATCACCGTCCTCATTCCGGGCGGCAGCGTGGAGACGCTGGACATTCAGGAGGTGGACAGCCATGGCGCAGCCTGATATGCAGCCCTTTCCGCCCATGCCGGTCCGGGCCACACCATACCGGCACCAGAAAGAAGCGTTCCGATTTGTCTGCGGCCTGTTCGGCCTTGCGCAGGAGGAGGTGACGCACGTTTCTCCCATCCGGCGCAGCTGCGGTGCAGCGCTCCTGATGGAGATGTAGCATCGGCACCGGAAAAACGCTGACGACCATCGCCATCACCGGCGCGCTGGCGCAGGCCGGGCGCATCCGGCGCGTGCTGATCGTCGCGCCGCTCTCGATCCTTGGCGTATGGGAGACAGAGTTTGCGCAGTTCGCGGCCTTTGACTATGCACTGGCCGTCCTGACCGGCGACAGCGCAAAAAAGGCAGATACGCTTCGGCACATGAACGGGACGGCCCTACAGGTCGCCGTGGTGAACTACGAGTCCGCGTGGCGCATGGAGCAGGAGCTGTCCGTATGGGGACCGGACCTCATTGTCTGCGACGAGGGACACAAGATCAAGACCCACAACATTTCGGCCAGTAAGGCCATGCACCGGCTGGGCGCAAAAGCCGGATACCGTTTGCTTCTCACCGGCACGCTCATTACGAACAAGGCCATCGACGTATTCAGCCCGTACAAGTTCCTGAATCCCGCGATTTTTGGAACCAGCTTCTATGCCTTCCGCAGCCGCTATTTTGACATGGTGGGCTATGGAAACCATACGCCGGTTTTGAAGAAGTCCATGGAGGCAGAACTATCCGCCCGGCTGCACAGCATCGCGTACCGCGCGGCCAAGGCAGACTGCCTGGATCTGCCGGAAACGACCGATATTATTCGGCAGGTGGAGCTGGAACCGGCTGCGCGGAAAATCTATCGCAGCCTCGTCAAAGAGAACTTTGCGGAGCTGGCCTCCGGCGAGGTAACTGCGCCGAATGTGCTGACGCGGCTGCTGCGCCTGTCCCAGCTGACCGGAGGGTTTCTCGGAAACGACGAAAATGCCGCCGTCCAGCAGATCAGCAGCGCCAAGCTGTCCGCCATGGAGGACATTCTGGAAAGCGCCGTGGCCGAGGGGCAGAAGCTGGTCATCATCGCCCGTTTTCTGCCGGAAATCCGCGCGATCTGCAAGGAACTGGATGGGCGCGGCCTGCGGTACGCCTGTATCACAGGCGAAGTGCAAGACCGGGCAGCGCAGGTGGCGCAGTTTCAAAATGACCCGGACGTGCCGGTTTTTGTGGGCCAGATCGCAACTGCCGGGCTGGGCCTGACGCTGACTGCCGCTTCTACTATGGTGTTTTACTCGCTGGACTATTCCATGTCCAACTACGAGCAGGCCAAGGCGCGCATCCATCGCGTGGGCCAGCGAAACCCCTGCACCTACATTCACCTGATTGCCAAAGGCACTGTGGATGAAAAGGTGCTGACCGCGCTGCGGAATAAGGCCGACCTTGCGAAAGCGCTGGTGGACGACTGCCGCCGCGGGCGAAATCCTTTTATTTTGGAGGAACCATTCCATGAACTATGAGACACAAAATGCCGCAGAGGAAATGTTCGTGCTGGCCGACCAGCTGCGGGCGCTGCGGGAGGAAAAAGTGCAGGCGGAAGCCCATCTGAAAGAGTTGAACGCCGAGATCGAGCGAACCGATCTGGCACTGTCGGACCGGATGGCCGAATCCGAGACGCAGAACTTCACCCGCGCGGGCATGATGTTCTGCCTGACAACCAAAACGCGCGCATCTGCCGCAGCCGGGCGAAAAGAGGAACTGTTCTCTGCCCTGCGGGAGGCCGGATACGGCGACCTGATTTACGAAACCGTCAACGCAAACAGCCTGTCCGCCTTTGTCAAGGAACAAATCTGCGAAAATGCGGATACCGTTCCGGCGTGGCTGGACGGTCTCGTAAACGTGTTTGAAAAATCGACCGTCAGCCTGAGAAAGGCGGCCAAATGAAAAAGGAGACAATGACCATGCCTACAGAGCAGAATACAAACCTGACCCCGGCCAGCGGATTTTCACAGCTGGCGACCTTTCAGATGGAGGATATGGCAGAAGAGCTGAACGGCTTGGAGGGCGGCTTTGACCGGATCAAAATCCCCTCCGGCGGCATGACCGTGTTTGAAATGCCCGGCGAGACGGAGGACAGCCCGGAGACTGTGAAGGAGTTTTCTGCCGTGATCCTCCATCACCATCCCATTCTGCAATACTACCGGGAGAAATACACAGGCGGCAGCAATCCTCCGGACTGCGGCAGCTACGACGGCGTGACCGGTGTCGGTACGCCGGGCGGCAGCTGCGCCAAATGCCCGCTGGCCCAGTTCGGGAGTGGAGAGAACAACGGCAAGGCCTGCAAGAGCCGCCGCAGGGTGTTCCTGCTGCGGGAGGGCGAGCTGTTCCCCATGATCCTCTCGCTCCCCACCGGATCGCTCCGGGAGTTTTCGCGGTATATCAAGCGCCTGCTCTCCAAGGGCCGAAAGAGCAATACAGTCGTCACGCGCTTTTCTCTTAAAAAGGCCACCAATTCCAGCGGCATCGCCTATTCGCAGGCGGCGTTCGGCGTGGATCGTGTCCTGTCGGAGGAGGAACAGCGGCTGATCCAGACATTGACCGAGCAGGTCAAAGCCTACAGCAGCACGGTCGGCTTTGACGCAGAAGAACCCGATCCGGCGATTTCGGTCGATCCGGAAACCGGCGAAGTGGTCGAGCCGCTCGCCTAACCCAAGTGTGGACGGAGCGGCATTTCGCCGCTTCGCCCGCAGAAAGGAGATCAGATGGAATACCAATGTGTGACGACGGATGTGGCGCTGCGGGCCTATCTGGCAGATGCGCCGGTCGTTGCCTTTGACTTTGAAACGTCACCTGGGCCTGCCTTCCGTGTGGAGGCGCGGGCCGCGCTGGACGCGCACCGGGCGGAGATCACCGGCATCAGCCTTTCCGTACAGGAAGGGAGCGCCATCTATGTGCCGCTGCGGCACCGGCAGGGAGAAAATGCAGACCCCGACAGTATCATGGACCTGCTCCGCACCCGGCTGTTCTGCAATCCGGACGTGGTAAAAATCGCGCATAATCTCGCATTCGAGGCAAAGTTCCTGTACGCGCTGGGGATCGTCGTGCAGCCGCCCTGCTATGACACCATGGCCGCGGCGCAGATGACGCTGAAAAGCGCGTCCGAGTTCCGTGTTCTTTCCGATTGCGGCCTGAAAACGCTGGTGCCGCAGCTGCTCGGCGTAGACCTGCCCAGCTTCGAGGCTGTGACGGCAGGGCGGCATTTTGATGAATTGGACCCGCAGGATGCAGAAACCATCCGCTACGCCTGCGCGGACAGCGACTTTGCGCTGCGCCTCTACCGCCTCTTTAACCGCTGGTTTGACCGCTTTCTGCCGCGGCACCGGGCGATTGTGGAAGCGCTGGAAAGCCCGACCGCAGTCTACTGCGGCCTCATGGCCTATAACGGCGTGCGGATGGACCGCGCAGCGATGGAAGAAAAACAGGCGGAGGCGGAAACGCGCCTCCGGACGCTGCGGGCAGAGATCGACGGGATCACAGGCGGCGTGGAGATTGGGGCCAACGCCTCCACCTCTGCATTCAAGCGCTATCTCTATGAGACGCTGGCCCTGCCTGTGGTCAAGACCACTGCGCGGTATCAGGAGGCGGCAGATGATGAGACCATGATCCGGCTGCGGGAATGGTGCGCGGCCAATCGCCCGGAGCTCTGCCGCCTGTTTGACCTGATACAGGAATACCGCAAGTGGGCCAAGCTCAAAAGCACCTATCTGGACGGCTATCTGCGGCATCTAAGCAGCGTCACCGGCTGCATCCACCCGGACTATCTGCCGCTGGGGACGGAAACGGGCCGCTTTGCCGTGCGGAATCCCAATCTGCAAAATATGCCGCGCAAGGGCAGCGACCCCATCGGCATCCGCAGACTGTTCCGCGCCGCGCCCGGATGCCGGTTCCTCTCTGTGGACTTCTCGCAGATCGAACTGCGCGTCGGTGCTTTCTACTGCCGGGACGATACTATGCTGGAAACCTACCGCAGCGGCGGTGATATTCATGCGCAGACCACCTCGGTGATCTATCACATTCCCTTTGCGCAGGCTGTGGACAAGAATGCGCCGGACTATAAAGAGCGGCGCACGATTGCAAAGAACTGCAATTTCGGCGTGTTCTATGGCCTGTTTCCAAAGGGTTTACAGCGCACGCTGCATTTCAAGGCCGGTCTGGAAACGCCGCTGGAAACGTGCGAGCAGATCATTGAAAACCTCAAACGCGGCTATCCCGGCCTCAGTCGGTGGCAGGATACAGTCAAGCGGCAGGCGGCGGCGCGGCATTACAGCGAGACCTGGCTTGGCCGCAGGCGCTATCTGCCGGGAATCACCTCGCAGGACTGGGCAAAGCGTTCCTTTGCCGAGCGCTGCGCATTGAATACGCCCATACAGGGCACGGCGGCAGATATTTTGAAACTGGCGCTGGGCCGCTTGCTCCAAGGGCTGCCGGAGCGGCCATGGCTGCGTCCGCTGCTGCAAATTCACGACGAACTGGTCTTTGAATTGCCAGAGGCGCGGCAGGAAGAGGCTATACGCTTTGTGCGCGGCTGCATGGAGGCCCAGCCGTTCCCGGCCTTTGATGTACCGATCCTCGCCGAGGCCGCTGCCGGAGAAAACTTTGGGGATATGGCGGAGGTGGACGGATGAGCGTAAGCCGACGCAACGCAGAGGGCTATTTCGACCCCACGGCCTATGCGGCCATGGTCCGTGTCGAACAGGAAGCCCGGCAGCAAAAGGGCTTTTCCAAAAAGAAACAGGGCGCGGCAAAATGCCGCAGGAACAGGAGGTGGAAGCGACGTGCGCTTTCCAAAGGAACTAACAGAGCGGCGGCAGTGGATTTGCTGGCGACTCGAACCGGCAGCCAAACGCGGGAAACCGACCAAGGTGCCGTACAACCCGCACAACGGACGTAAGGCGTCCAGCATTAACGCGCAGACATGGGGAACGCTGGAAGAGGCTGAGTCGGCCTGCCAGCAGTACCTTTACAATGGTGTGGGCTTCGTCTTTACCGCAGACGACGGTCTGGTCGGCGTGGACATTGACCACTGCCGGGATGCCCAGAGCGGCGATTTGAACGAGGTCGCCGCCGCTATTCTGGCGCGTGCGCAGACGTATACGGAGATCAGCCCGTCCGGTGAGGGCCTGCATCTGTTTTTTCATGGAACCATGCCGGAGGCCGGAAACAAAAATACGAAAAACGGCGTGGAAATGTACGGCCACAGCCGCTATTTTACCATGACGGGCAATGCGCTTCCGGGCTGCCCGGACACGATCACGGACGGCAGCGACATTCTGCCGTGGATTCATGCGGCCTACATCAAGCCGGAAAAGCCGCAGCGCAAAGGCAAGGCGCGGGCCGCGGCATCCGAGCCGCTGAGCGACACGCAGGTCTTGGAGCGTGCGGAGCTGGCCGATCAGGGCGAGGCGTTCCGTGCCTTATGGGACGGAAACTGGCAGGACCGCTATGCCAGCCAGTCCGAGGCGGACATGGCCCTTTGCTGCAAGCTGGCATTCTGGACGGGCCGGGACCGGGAGCAGATGGAGCGATTGTTCCGGCAGAGCAAGCTGTTCCGTGAAAAGTGGGACCAGCCGCACCATGCCAGCGGCGCGACCTATGGCGAGGAAACGTTGACGCGGGCGTTGGAGCTTGTGACCGATGGCTACCATGCAGCAGGCGAAACCCCGGTCTTTGCCTATGAGGGGCGGTATTTCCGCAGCAAGGGCGAGAGCGTCTATCCCATCACCAATTTTGTGATGCAGCCCGTGGAGATGATCTCCGCGGAAACAGAGACGCAGCTGACGGCGGACCTCGTGACCGTGCGCGGCGAGGTATTCCGGGAGACCTTTATGACCTCGGATTTTGCCAATTTACAGCGCTTCAAGGGGATTTTGAACCGGCGAACCATCGCGCTGAGTTATACCGGGTCCGAGGGTGATCTGGAACTGCTGAAAAACTGTGTTTCCGGCGCAGACTGGCCGCAGAAGCAGGGCGTGCGCGCGATGGGCATTTATGAACATGACGGGAAAATGGTTTACGTCTCCATGGACGGGGCCATTGCGGCAGGCGGCGAGGAAGTTGCGGACATTGTGCAGCTGGAAAAATACCGGAGCATTCAAAGCGAGCTGCTCTGGCAGGAGAAATTGGACCGGGACACATTCCGGCAGCTGGGCGCATGGCTGCTCAGCTACAACGAGCCTGCCAAAACAGTTCCCATCCTGACGTGGGCCGCCAGCTGCTTTTTGAAAGAGCATCTGCGCCTCGGCGGGATCAAGTTCCCGCATCTGTTCCTGATCGGTGAGGCTGGGAGCGGCAAATCCACGACGATGGAGCGCATTCTGCTGCCGATCTTCTGCCGGAACAAGATCAATGCGGCCTCGCAGGTGACGGCATTTACGCTGATGAAGGAGGCGGCCTCGTCCAATCTGGTCCCGCTGGCATTGGACGAGTTCAAGCCCTCCAAGCTGGACCGAAACCGGCTGTCCGTGCTGTATAACCATTTCCGCGACAGCTACGACGGTCATGCGGGCGTTCGCGGACGTGCCGACCAGAGCATGATCGCCTATGACCTCGCTGCGCCTCTGATCGTGGCCGGAGAGGAGTCGCCGGACGAGGCTGCCATCCGGGAGCGCAGCATGGAACTGCTCTTCTCCAAAAAAGACCTGCAGAGCGCGGAGCGGCGGATGGCGTTCAACCGGCTGTACGGCAGCGATACGGCGCTGGGCCGTCTGGGGCGGACGCTGCTGGAAGCGGCGCTGCAAACGTCACCGAAGCAGGCCCGGTGCTGGTACGAGGACGGCTGCGGGAAGTTTGCAAAGGAGCTGCCTGCCCGCGTCATCAACAATCTGGCCTGCGGCTATGCGGGGCTGTGCCTGCTGGAACAGGTCTGCGTCGGCTTCCGTTTGGAATGGGATGCGGTATTTCCGCTGGATATGGATGCCTGCGTCCGGTTTTCCGAAACCGCCGTGCGCAGCTATCTGCTTGACGGCAGCACCAACAACCAGAGCATCGTGGAGCAGACCTTTGAGATCATGGCCCGCATGGGCCTGTTCCCGGAGGTGGATTACACGTTCGACGATACTGGAAAGCTGCTGTATATCCGGCTGAGTCATGTCTATGACCTGTACACCAAGTATCGCCGCGACTATGCAGTTGTGGGCGAGGTGCTGCCCTACAGCCAGTTCAAAAAGCAGCTGATGCACTCCGACCTGTTCGTGCAGGCCAATGTGCAGAAGCGCATCGGCACGGAGAGCTGCAAGGCGTGGATCGTCGATTATGAACTGCTCCGCACGCGGTGCGATGTGGCCGGATTCGAGGAAGGGCGCGTTGCGCCGCTGTAAAATCACAGAATGATCGGTCCTGTTTCCTTGTTACTGTTACTTTTCATTTTATATAGCTAGAGCTACACGGAAGCGTATTCCGTCGTATGCGCGTGTGCGCGTGCGCGCGTATATAGGCGGACCTCTAGTCTGGGAGGAAACAAGGAAACAGGACACAGAATGAATGGGAGGTATCCATGCTGGAAAAAGAGATTGTGGCATCCATCTTGAAGCTGCTGCGGGCGCGGCCCCGGTGCTTCGCGTGGAAAACCCACGGCGGAATGTACGGCACGGCAGGCATTCCGGACATTGTGGCCTGCGACGACGGCAGGTTTGTGGCCTTTGAGGTCAAGCGGCCCGGCGGAAAGCCGACGGCGCTGCAAACCATCACGCTGGGGCGCATTCGCGCATCCGGCGGCGTGGCTGAAATGGTCACGTCGGCGCAGCAGGCGCAGGCGGTGCTAGACGGGAGGGCTGTCGAATGATCGCGTGGAAATATCTGAACAAGCCCTCGGCGACCATCTCGGCGATGCAGGACTATGATACGATGCGGGAAATCATCAACATCACGCCGCAGGAGACGAAGGCCCTGTATGACCGGATGCTGTCCACGGGCGGGCGGCCAATGACAGGCGTGCCATCCAGCCGGAATCCGCAGGCCGGAGAAGAACGGCTGGTCCACTCGCTGGATACGCTGGATGTCATTCAGGAGCGATACCGGGAGGCGGTGGAATATATGTGCTGGTTCAAGCCCGCGTGGGCGACACTTTCGGATACGGAGCAGACCGTGCTCCGGGAGTTCTACATGGGCGACAGCCGTCGTTCCGGCGCGGCAGCGCGATTGGAACGCCAGCTGAATTTCAGCGAGCGTCAGATCCACCGTATCCGGGAACATGCGCTGAAACGGATGTCCGTCCTGCTGTTCGGCAAGTAAAGATGGCAGTTTAACGGCAGTCTATTTGAAAAAATCTGTGGTATACTGGTACCATCAAGAAATGCACAAGGGCATCAGCCATCCCGGCTGGTGCCTTTTGTTTGTCCACAGGAGGTGCAGCCCATGCCGAGAAAGCCCAAGCGTCCCTGCTCCTATCCGGGCTGCCCCAACCTGACCGAGGGCCGATATTGCGAGGTCCATCAAAAGCAGGTCACGGCCCGATATAACCGATATGAACGCGATCCGGCCAGCCGCCGCCGATATGGCCGGGCGTGGAAGCGGATTCGAGACAGCTATATTTCCGAGCATCCGCTCTGCGAGAAATGTTTGGAGCGCGGCAAGCTCACGCCTGCGGAAGAGGTGCATCATATTCTGCCGCTCTCTCGCGGCGGGACCCATGTGCGCTCCAATCTGATGGCGCTCTGCCATACCTGTCATTCCGAGATCACGGCCCGCGAGGGTGGCCGCTGGGGCGCACATCCGAACGGCAGGGGGAGAGAAAATCTCTAAAATGTTCGGAATGTGCAGCGGGCGTGGGGTATCGCGCGAAAAAATGGCAATTCAAACAGTGTATTAACCCGCAGGATACAAAGCACAGGTGAAAAAACATGGCAAAAGACGGAACCAACAGGGGCGGCAGGCGCGTGCGCGCCGGAAATAAGCCGGATTCCCTTGCAGATAAGATCATCACCGGGCGCAAGGCGGAAATTCTAGCCTTTGATGCGCCGGAACTGGAAGCTGGCACGCTGGACGGTGCGGCGGACCTGCTGGGGCAGGACATGCCAAACCCCAGCGAATATCTGAGCGCCCGGCAGCGTGACGGAAAGCCGCTGGGCGCAGATGAAATCTTCACGGAAACATGGCGCTGGCTGAAAGCCCGCGGCTGTGAGAAGCTGATTAACCCCCGGCTGCTGGAAGCCTACGCACAGGCATTTGCCCGGTATATCCAGTGCGAGGATGCCATCAGCACCTACGGCCTGCTGGGCAAGCACCCGACCACGGGCGGCGCGATTACCAGTCCGTTTGTCCAGATGAGTCAGTCTTTTCAGAAGCAGGCAAATCTGCTGTGGTATGAGCTGTTCGATATTGTCAAGCAGAACTGCACCACGGCCTTTGTGGGCAATCCGCAGGACGACATGATGGAGCGCCTGCTGGCCGCCCGCGGCAGCTGATTTTCTACGGAGGCACACAATGAACATTCTTTCTCTTCCTATCGGAGAAATCCACCCGTATCAGAAGAACCCGCGCAAAAATGAGCAGGCAGTTGGAGCTGTGGCCGAGAGCATCCGGCAATATGGCTTTCTGGTGCCGCTGGTCATTTCTGCGGACCATGAGATCATTACGGGCCACACCCGGTATAAGGCCGCGCAGCAACTTGGGCTTGAAACGGTCCCCTGCGTGATCGCCGACGAGCTGACACCGGAGCAGATCAAAGCATTCCGCCTTGTGGACAACAAGGTCGGAGAACTGTCTCAATGGGACATGGACCTTTTGCCGCTGGAACTGGCGGATATTGCCGCCGATCTTTCGGTATTCGGTTTTCCCACTATTTCGGCGGAGGAGTTCGGCGAGTCCTTCACACTGGACTCCGGCGAGAAAAAGCCTTTCCAGCAGATCAGCCTGACCGTGCATGACCGGCAGGCCGATTTGATCCTGCGCGCCATTCGCTATGTCTATGAACAGAAACAGGTCGCAGAGACGTTTGGAAATGAAAATCACAACGGCAACGGCCTGTACGAGGTGGTCCGGCAATGGGCAGAGCAAAAGAACTTGTAATGCGGGTGCTGCCCTCTTCTGTGGCAAACCCATTCATCAAAGCGCACCATTACTCCGGGAAGGTCGTGAGCAACTCCAAGCTGCATTTCGGCGTATTTCTGGACGGCGAGCTGCACGGCGTGATGAGCTACGGGCCGAGTCTGGATAAGAGCAAGCTGATCGGTCTGGTGGCGGATACCGGCTGGAATGAGTTTCTGGAACTAAACCGGATGGCCTTTGACAGCTACCTCCCTCGCAACAGCGAAAGCCGCGCGATCTCCATGAGCATCCGGCTGATCCGCCGCTATGCGCCGCAGATCAAGTGGATCGTGTCCTTTGCCGATGCCTGCTCCTGCGGGGACGGCACGATCTACCGGGCCAGCAATTTTGTCCTCACGGGGATCAAGGAAAACGCGAACCTGGCTGTGCTCCCGGACGGCACGCGCGTCCATAAAATGACGCTGGCCAGCAACCCCACCGTACCGCGGAAGGAACTGGGCGGCCTGAGCTTCTTTGACGTGACCGGAGGCACTTATAATTTCAAAAAATATCTGGACTACGTCGGGGCCACGCCGATCCCCGGCTATCAGCTGCGTTATGTCTACTTCATCGACCCGGCCTGCCGAAAGCGCCTGACCGTGCCGGAGATTCCCTTTTCTCGGATCGACGAACTCGGCGCGGGAATGTATAAAGGCGAAAAGATCACGCAGGCCGAGCGTCATGCCATCCAGACGCCGCAGGGAGGCGCACATGGGCCGGGCTAAGGAGATTGTACTGAAAGTGATCCCCGGTTCCGTTGCAAATCCGTTCATTCGGGCGCACCACTATTCCGGGAAAGTGGTCAACAACAGCATCCTGCATTTTGGCGTCTTTCTCGACGGCGTGCTGCACGGCGTGATGAGCTACGGCCCCAGCATGAACAAGCGGCTGCTGATTGGTCTTGTGGAGGGCACGGGTTGGAATGAATTTCTGGAACTGAACCGGATGGCCTTTGACGCCGTGCTGCCGCGCAACAGCGAAAGCCGGGCGATTGCCATCAGCCTGCGGATGCTGAGACGCTATGCGCCGCAGATCAAATGGGTCGTGTCCTTTGCCGATGCCTGCTCCTGCGGAGACGGGGCCATTTACCGGGCCAGCAATTTCGTCCTTACCGGGATCAAGCCCAACGAAGCGCTCTGCGTTTTACCGGACGGGACGCGCATCCACAAAATGACGCTCTCTTCCAGCCCCACGCAGCCGCGAAAGGAGCTGGGCGGGCGCTGCTATTTTGACTACACAGACGGGCGCTTTGCTTGGAAAACCTTTCTGGAACGGAGCGGTTCCCGGCTGATCTCCGGCTGGCAGCTGCGCTATGTTTATTTTCTGGACCCGGCCTGCCGGGCCAAATTGACCGTGCCAGAGCTGCCGTTCTCTGAAATCGACCGGCTGGGCGCTGGAATGTACTGCGGCGAAAAAATTACACAGGCAGAACGCCATCATAACTTGACGGAGCAGGCATAGCGCCCTGCTCCTTTTTACGCGCGGGTAGGCTAACAGCAGACCGCCCATTCATCCGATTGGGAACCGGCGGTGCAACTCCGTCCTCCGCGCTCCATGTAAGAAATGAGGAACAAAAACAATGGAACTTTGGGAACTACAGCAGATGCAGGCGCTTCCGCTGGATGTCAAAATTGCAAAAAGCCGCCTGCGCATCCGGGAATGGTATACGCACTACGGCGGCGACGTTTATGTCAGCTTTTCCGGTGGAAAGGACTCCACCGTTCTGCTGCATCTCGTCCGCTCTCTATATCCGGACGTTCCGGCTGTGTTTTCGGACACCGGCTTGGAGTTTCCGGAGATCCGTCAGTTTGTCAAAAGTACCGAGAATGTCACATGCCTGCGGCCTGCAATGACATTCCGGCAGGTCATTGAAAAGCACGGCTATCCGGTCATCGGCAAGGAGCAGAGCGAGTGGGTGCAGCGTATGCGCTCCGGCGGCGAAAGAGTGCTGCGCGCCAAATATTACGGCATTATGCCGGATGGGCGGACGACGCGCTTCAAACTCTCCGAGCAGTGGCGCTATCTGCTGGACGCGCCGTTTCGCATCGGCGCTGGCTGCTGCAATGAGATGAAAAAGAAGCCCCTCAAAAAATATGCCAAAGAGACAGGCCGGGTGCCATTCATCGGCACCATGGCCGCGGAGAGCAAGCTGCGCACGCAACTATGGATAAAAAATGGCTGTAATGCCTTTCAGGCCAAGCGCCCGATTTCAACGCCGCTCTCTTTCTGGACTGAAGCGGACATCTGGGCCTATATCCGGCGCTTCCGGGTGCCATACTGCAAAATCTATGACATGGGCTATGTGCGGACCGGCTGTATTTTCTGCATGTTCGGCGCACATCTGGACGAAGAACCTACCCGCTTCCAGCAGCTGCAGCGAACCCATCCGAAACTCTGGCGGTACTGTATGAAAGACTGGGAGGCTGGCGGCCTCGGCCTGCGCCATGTGCTGGAATATATCGGCGTTCCATACGAGGCCTATACGTTAGGAGAACAACATGGAAGTACAAAAAATTGCAGCTGAGCGGCTGAACCCGGCAGCGTACAACCCGCGCAAGGAGCTGAAACCCGGCAGCCGGGATTATGAGAAGCTGAAACGCTCCATTGAGGAGTTTGGTTTTGTGGAACCGATCGTCTGGAACAAAGCAAGCGGCAATGTCGTCGGCGGCCACCAGCGGCTGCGCGTGCTGCTGGATTTGGGACATACCGAGATCGATTGCGTGGTCGTTGATCTGGACCCGCTCCGGGAAAAGGCGCTGAACCTCGCGCTCAACCGGATTCAGGGAGACTGGGACGAGGGCAAACTGGCGGACATCATGGCCGATCTGGATGCTGCGGATTTTGACGTTTCCTATACCGGCTTCGATGCAGACGAGATCGACGCGCTGATGAACAAGTTTTATTCCAAGGAAGCGGAGCAGGACGATTTCGATGTCGGCAAGGCCAAAAGCGGCATCGAGGCTGCCGGGCAGACGCGCACCCAGCCGGGCGACCTCTGGCAGCTGGGCGGTCATTGCCTGCTCTGCGGCGATCCGGCCTCCGGTGCGGATGTGGCACGGCTTCTGGATGGCAAGCGCGCTGCCTGCGCGGTCACAGAACTTCCTTGTGAATTGGACCCCAAGGCAGGCCTCACACCGTGGACGGAGCGGATGCAGGCGGTGCTGGAACAGGTCTGCCGTTTTGCCGACGTGGCCTGCTGCACATTTACGGACCTGTTTGCCACGGGATCGCAGTTCATGGAGCCGCTGGCTGCCTACTGCGTCAAGCTGTTTTCGGACCGAAACTTCCGCCCGCTCTGGATGCGGGTGTGGAAAAAGAACGGCATCGCTGCCCGCATGGGCACGGCCCACCTATCCAGCGCAAAGCCCATGCAGCAATTCTCCTATGTGAGCGCCTTTACCGGGCAGGCGCAGGAGGCCTACAACGATCAGGAGTTCGCGTGGGTCTCGGCCTTTGCCGGACACAGCTACCAATTCGTCCGCCGCCTGACCCGCGACGAGCGCCGGAATTGGGGCTATGCCGCAATCTGGGAGATGGCCCCGATCTCCTACGGGGACGGGAAAAAGGCGGCGTCGCCCGTAGAACTGCCGTGGCGCTGTATGAAACTCCATTCCGATCCCGGAGCTGTGGTCTATGACCCTTTCTGCGGCTGCGGGACGACGCTGATTGCCGCGGAACAGAGCGGTCGCCTGTGCTGCGCGATGGACCCCGATCCCGTCAACTGTGACCTATCGCTTTTGCGCTGGGAGCAGTATACCGGCGAAAAGGCCGTGAAATTATAATCTTCGCTGCTTTCCTGCTTGCTTTTCCATCGTGTTCAGAGTAATCTCCTGACACATCAAACAAAGGAGCACGCGACCATGGAAAACAGCATTTTGAAGCAGGACTATGAAGCAGAGCAGGCCGTCTTTGCACGCTATACCGCAGCCAAGGCCAGCGGCGACCTTTCTCAGCAGGAAGCAGCCCGTAGCGCACACCGGCAGCTTGCCGAACAAGTAGCTGCCCGCGGCGGCTGTTATTCCCGGCTGTATCGGATGTACCGCGATGCCATGGAGTGCGGGAACAGCGATTTGGATATTGACGATCTGACGCAGGAAGCGGACATTCCGGGCCTGCTGGACAGCTTCCGGGCCTATGGCATCCGGCGCTTCACCTTTTCTTCCACATGGTCCGGCGCGGTCCGGATTGCGTGGGGCCTGTACCAGCACGGCTGTACGCTGCTGGGCATGACCGAAGTGTACGGTATGACCACGAACTATCAAACGGGTGCGCACGATAAGAAACCAGCCTATCTATTTTCAGTGTGAGGCTTGCATTTTCCCCGTGTCCAGCGTAATCTCCTGACACATCAAAAAAGGAGGTTTTTCGATGAAACGAAAATCTGGAAGCCAGCGGCAATTCCCGGACCGGGAGGTCGTGGAAGCGCTGCGCAGGCAGTACCCGGCAGGCACACGGGTGGAGCTGATCTCCATGGACGACCCGTATACGAAGCTGCGCCCCGGCGACAAAGGCTTTGTTCGCAGTGTGGACGATACCGGCACGGTATTCGTCCGTTGGGACAACGGTTCGGGCCTTAGGGCGGTCTACGGCGTGGACCGCCTGCGCATCATTCCGCCTGTTCGGCAGCGTTGCCCTCGCTGCCACGGCGTTCTGTATCCCTCGGATATTGAGGGATATGCGTATCAATGCTTCCGCTGTGACGAGGACTTTTATACGATCGAGGTGGGGCCATGATCCAAATCGGAAAGTACACGCCCGCCTCTGCGCGCTGCCCGGCGCAGATACAGCGTGAATTTTACGGCCAGGGCTACATTGTGAAAGACGAGCCGGCCTTTCTCAGCCAGCCGGATCGCGTCTGCTATGTGCCGGAATTGTCGGACACCCTGTATACACGCCGGGATTTCCTGCGCATCTGCAACGAGCAGCCGGAGCTGGCACAAATATGCTTTGACTGTGTGGATTGGGAGCACCCTGAAACTTGGGTGGAGGAGCAGTTTCTTTTCGGAGAGTGGGCCGAGTGCCCGGCCTGCGGAAAATGGTACGATGCCGAGAGCAGCAAAGCCTGCCCGTTCTGCGGCGCTTCCGCAGCAGAAAAGCCTTGAAAATCACGGATTTTTCACCTGTTCTCCTTGCTTTTCAGGGGTGTCCAGAGTAATCTCCTGTCACATCAAACAAGGAGGTTTTTCCAATGAAACAAACAGTTGAAATGAAGCAGGCGGCCTTTGAGGAACTGATGCGGAGCAACGGCTTCCAGTACCTCGGAGCGACTGCCAGCGACGGCTGCTTCCTCTATGAGCGCACATGGCACAAGACCGTACAGATTGCCTTCTATGGCGAGTACGAGAGCAGCTACCGTATTACGGCATTCATCCGTTTTGGCATTCCGGTGATCCAGCTTTACAAAAATGGACGGGCGCTGGGCGCACGCGACTATTCCAGCCCCAAGCGGGCCATGAACGCCATCCACGAGATCATCCGCTGTGCCGGATATGAGATGTGAGGAGGTGGCTGACATGGCAAAGTTTTCACTGGGGATGCTCTGTGCGACCGCAGGGGTCGCAGAACAAACGCGGCAGGATCGAGAGTTTCACGCATTCGTCTGGCAGTGCCTTTCCCGATACCGGGAGGGCGACTGGGGCGATATGACTTCCTCGGACAAGTGCGCCAACGACGACGCGGTGGCCTGCGGCGACGCGCGTATCCTCGCTTCCTACAAAAGGCCGGGCCATCCCACGCAGAACATCTGGATCATCACCGAGGCAGACCGCAGTTCGACAACCGTGCTCTTCCCGGACGAGTATTAAGGAGGCGAGTATATGCAAAACGAACTGATGCAGTGGCTTGCTTCCGATCTGCCGGAACCAGTCAAGTGCTTTCAAAAACAGCGTGAGTGCTTTGCCATTCTCCGTGTTTCCATCGCGCCTGCGTTCGACTATCTCTATGAACAGTCTCATTATCACGGAGAGGCGATCCAGCGCGGAGAAGCATTCGCGTATGCTGGAATCTACTGCCGCAAGGACGGCAAGCTCTATGATGCGCAATATGCGCTGTGCGATCTGCTGCCGGAATGCAAGGACGACCTGCGCACGCGGGGCCGCGTGCATCTGGCAGAACAGTTGCAAGCAGATGTCCGCGCACGAGTTTGCACCATGGTCGGCAACGACCGCAGAAACCTGACCGTCACGGCACTCAGCGAAGAAAAAGCGCTGGAATTGGAGGCATTCCGTAGGCGGCAAGCTCTTGACCGTGCTACGCGATATTATCTATCCGGCAGGAGCATAGAAGACGCGGTTTTCCAGTGCAGCTACATGCCGGAAAGATGGTCGGACCAAAATCTGCTCCGCTATATCTTGGCCCCAGACGATTACACCCAGCAGGAAGCCACAGCGTACTTTGAAACGCACCAAGAACAGATACTGCTGGAATTATTGGAATACGACGCGATTCTTGCGGCATGGCGGACCATTTTGGACGACCCACAGCATCGGCTGCACATGGTCCGACGCATCCGGGATGCCGTATCGCAAAGCGGAGCCAAGCGCGTTTGGGTGACCATCCATAAAGACGGCAAGGAACTGACATTTCAGACCGATGCGCACACGCTTTGCACAGACTGCTCCAATAGCTATAACCGCTGGGACATCTTGCCGCAGGATCGCCGACGCTTTGAGGAAACCTTTGGTCGGTATGCGGAATATGGCCCGGAAGAAGTTACCTGTATCACCTATGCAAAAAAGACGCTCTATACCAAAACATAACTGCTGACCAGCAAACCAAAAAATACTGCAAAAGGGACCTTCCACGGCGGGAGGTCCCTTTTGATTTCCTTAGAGAGGAGGATGGCCTACGGCAAAGACAAGGAAATATACGCCGACAACCTTCATGGCGGCAGGTTCTCGCTATGACAAGGAGCTGGCGGACATGGCCGTGGCGTTCATCCAATGCCTCAAGCATACCAAGGGCGAGTGGTACAACAAACCCTTTCATCTGCTCCCATGGCAGGAGCAGATCGTCCGCGATCTGTTCGGTGTGGTCAAGCCGGATGGATACAGGCAGTTCAACATGGCATACATCGAAATCCCCAAGAAGCAGGGTAAATCCGAACTGGCCGCCGCGGTGGCGCTTCTGCTTACCTGCGGCGATGGCGAGCAGCGCGCCGAGGTCTACGGCTGCGCCGCCGACCGGCAGCAGGCCTCCATCGTCTTTAACGTCGCGGCGGATATGGTACGGCTGTGTCCGGCGTTGGCCAAGCGCTGCAAAATCCTCGATTCGCAGAAGCGCCTGATCTACCAGCCGACCGGCAGCGTTTATCAGGTACTGTCGGCAGACGTCGCCAGCAAGCACGGCTTCAACACCAGCGGCGTGGTCTTTGATGAACTGCACACCCAGCCAAACCGGCAGCTGTTTGATGTTATGACCAAAGGCAGCGGCGATGCCCGACGGCAGCCGCTGTACTTTTTGATTACGACCGCGGGGAATGATACCAATTCCATCTGCTACGAGGTCCACCAGAAAGCAATGGACATTCTGGAAGGGCGGAAAGTCGATCCGACGTTCTATCCGGTCATTTATGGCGCGGAGGAGGCGGACGATTGGACGGACCCGTCCGTATGGGCCAAGGCCAACCCCTCCCTCAACGTGACGGTCACGACAGAAAAATTGGAGATTGCCTGTGAGAACGCACGGCAGAATCCCGCAGAAGAAAACCTCTTCCGGCAGCTGCGGCTGTGCCAATGGGTCAAGCAGGCGGTACGCTGGATGCCTATGGAAGCATGGGACAAATGCGCATTCCCGGTGGATGCTGCGTCGCTGGCCGGGCGCGCCTGCTATGGCGGCCTCGATCTTTCCTCCACGACGGACATTACGGCCTTTGTGTTGGTGTTCCCTCCGGAGCAGGCGGAAGAACCGTATTCAATTCTTCCTTATTTCTGGATTCCAGAGGAAAATCTTCCCCTGCGCGTCCGGCGCGATCATGTCCCATACGACGTGTGGGAAAAGCAGGGCTTTTTGCAGACGACCGAGGGCAACGTGGTGCATTATGGCTTCATCGAGCAGTTTATCGAGGAGCTGGGGATAAAGTACAACATCCGGGAGATTGCCTTTGACCGCTGGGGCGCGGCGCAGATGGTGCAAAATCTGGAAGGCCTCGGTTTTACGGTCGTTCCGTTCGGCCAGGGCTATAAGGATATGTCGCCGCCGACAAAGGAGCTGATGCGCCTGACGCTGGACCGGAAGCTCGCCCACGGTGGGCATCCGGTCCTCCGCTGGATGATGGACAACATCTTCATTCGCACCGACCCGGCAGGCAATATCAAGCCGGACAAGGAGAAATCCACAGAGAAGATCGACGGGGCCGTCGCCACCATCATGGCGCTGGATAGAGCCATCCGCTGCGGCAGCACCTCCGGCACCTCGGTGTACGACGAGCGCGGGCTGCTGTTCCTGTAACGCGCGAACATAATATTTCAAGAAATGGGATGATACTATGAATATCCTCACAGGGCTTTTCAAATCCAGAGACAAGCCCCAGAACCGGACCCCCGGCAGCAGCTACGCTTTCTTTCTCGGCGGGTCCACCTCCGGCAAGGCGGTGACGGAGCGTTCCGCTATGCAGATGACTGCCGTATATTCCTGCGTCCGCATTCTGGCGGAGGCCATTGCCGGGCTGCCGCTGCACCTGTACCGCTATACGCCGGATGGCAGCAAGGTCAAGGCCGTGGATCATCCGCTCTATCTGCTGCTCCACGACGAGCCAAACCCGGAAATGAGTTCCTTCGTGTTCCGGGAAACGCTCATGACCCACCTGCTGCTCTGGGGCAACGCCTACGCGCAGATCATCCACAACGGCAAGGGCGAGGTCGTCGCCCTGTATCCCCTCATGCCGAACCGGATGAGCGTGGACCGGGACAAGCATGGGCAGCTTTATTACACCTACACCCGCGCCTCGGACGAGGCAAAAACCATGACTGGCACGACGGTCCTGCTGCCGCCCTCGGATGTGCTCCACATTCCCGGCCTCGGCTTTGACGGACTGGTGGGCTACAGTCCCATCGCCATGGCGAAAAACGCCATCGGACTGGCCATCGCCACGGAGGAATACGGCGCAAAGTTTTTCGCCAACGGCGCAGCGCCCTCCGGCGTTTTGGAGCATCCCGGCACCATCAAGGACCCAAGCCGGGTGCGCGAGGCGTGGATGAGTCAGTTCGGCGGCAGCGCCAACAGCGGCAAGGTCGCCGTGTTGGAGGAGGGCATGAAGTACACGCCCATCTCCATCTCGCCGGAACAGGCGCAGTTCCTCGAAACCCGCAAATTTCAAATCAACGAGATCGCTCGAATTTTCCGGATTCCGCCCCACATGGTCGGTGATCTGGAAAAGTCGAGCTTTTCTAATATTGAGCAGCAGTCCTTGGAGTTCGTGAAATACACGCTGGACCCGTGGGTCATCCGCTGGGAGCAGTCCATTCAGCGGGCGCTGCTCCGTCCGGAGGAAAAGAAACGCTACTTCGCCAAGTTCAATGTGGAAGGGCTGCTCCGCGGCGACTATCAGAGCCGCATGAACGGCTACGCCGTCGCCCGGCAAAATGGCTGGATGTCCGCAAACGACATCCGGGAACTGGAAAACCTCGACCGCATCCCGGCAGAGGCAGGCGGCGACCTGTATCTCGTCAACGGCAATATGCTCCCGATGCAGCACGCAGGCGCGTTTGCATCCGGCGCAGAAATGATGGAGGAAACGACATGAACAAGTTTTGGAACTGGGCGCGGGATGCCAACGACGGCAGCCGCACTCTCTATCTGAGCGGCACGATTGCCGAGGAAAGCTGGTTTGACGACGACGTTACACCGGCGCTTTTCAAATCCGAACTACAATCCGGCAGCGGAGACATTACCGTGTGGATCAACTCGCCGGGCGGCGACTGCGTGGCAGCCAGCCAGATTTACACCATGCTCATGGACTATCCGGGCCATGTGACCGTCAAGATCGACGGCCTTGCCGCCAGCGCGGCCAGCGTTGTTGCAATGGCCGGAACGCAGGTGCTCATGGCCCCGACCGCCATGATGATGGTCCACAATCCCCTGACCGTCGCCATCGGTGACTCGGAGGAGATGCAGAAGGCCATCGCCATGCTGTCCGAGGTCAAGGAGAGTATCCTCAACGCCTATGAGATCAAAACAGGCCTCTCCCGCGCAAAGCTGTCCCATCTCATGGATGCGGAGACCTGGATGAACGCGAAAAAGGCGGTGGAGCTGGGCTTCGCAGACGGCATTCTGACGGACGAGAAGAAGTCCGCCGCGGATGCCGTTTCCTATGCCTTTTCCCGCAGGGCTGTGACCAATTCGCTTCTGAGCAAGCTGCCGCATCCGAAAAACGAACATCTGCAATCCGTCGTGGAGCCGCTGTATCAGCGGCTTCAACTTTTACAGCACTGAGGAGGTACATACGATGAGTAAGATTCTGGAACTGCGTGAAAAGCGCGCAAAAACGTGGGAGGCCGCAAAGGCGCTGCTGGATGCCAAGCGCGGCAGCGATGGCCTGCTGGCCGCCGCGGACGTGGCCGCCTATGAAAAAATGGAGGCGGAGGTCGTAAACCTCGGCAAGGAGATCGACCGTCTGGAACGGCAGGCGGCACTGGATGCGGAGCTGGCAAAGCCCCTGAGTCAGCCGCTCACCGGCAAGCCCGCAGCGGCGCACGGCGAGGAAAAGCAGGGCCGCGCCTCGGCGGAATACCGCCGCTCGTTCTGGAACGTTATGCGCTCCAAGATGCCGGGCATGGAGGTCTTGAACGCCTTGCAGGTCGGCACGGATTCCGAAGGCGGCTATCTCGTCCCGGACGAGTTCGAGCGGACGCTGGTAGAGGCGCTGGAAGAGCAGAACATTTTCCGCTCTCTGGCCCACGTCATTCAGACCAGCTCCGGCGACCGCAAAATCCCCGTGGTGGCCTCCAAGGGTACAGCCTCGTGGGTAGACGAGGAGGGCACGATCCCGGAAAGCGACGATGCTTTCTCTCAGGTCTCCATCGGGGCGTATAAGCTGGGGACGATGATCAAAGTCTCCGAGGAGCTGCTGGCTGACAGCGTATTCGATCTGGAAAGCTACATTTCCCGCGAGTTTGCCCGGCGCATCGGCAATAAGGAGGAAGAAGCATTCTTCACAGGCGACGGCAGCGGGAAACCCCTCGGCGTGCTGGCGGCGACAGGCGGCGCACAGACCGGCGTGACCGCCGCATCCGCGACGGCCATTACCGCGGATGAGCTGATGGACCTTTATTACTCCCTGCGCGCTCCGTACCGGAAAGCGTCTGTGTTCCTGATGAACGATTCCACGGTCAAGGCGGTCCGCAAGCTGAAAGATGCCAACGGCCAGTATCTCTGGCAGCCGTCTCTCAGCGCCGGTACGCCGGACACCCTGATGGGACGCCCGGTCTACACCTCGGCCTATATGCCCGCGCTGGCTGCAGGGGCCAAGGGCGTTCTGTTCGGCGACCTCTCGTATTACTGGGTGGCTGACCGGCAGGGCCGCAGCTTCAAGCGTCTCGGCGAACTGTACGCGCCCACGGGTCAGGTCGGCTTCCTCGCCACCCAGCGCGTGGATGGCCGTCTGATCCTGCCGGAGGCCGTGAAGATTCTCCAGCAGAAAGCGGCGTAAGGAAGGCGGCAAGGTATGACGCTGCTGGAAAAAGCCAAAGAAAATCTCCTTCTGGAACATGACCGCGACGATGCTCTGCTCGGGTCCTACCTTGCCGCAGCCATCTCGTATGCAGAGCGCTACCAGCACCTCCCGGACGGCTATTACCGGCATAACCTCCTGCCGCCCACGACGGAGCAGGCGGTCATTATGCTGGTGGCGCATTTTTATGAAAGCCGCGACGGCACGACCGGTGGCTTTTACGCGGATAATGTACAGGCCGGGCAGCAGGCATGGGAAACCGTCAACCTGCTGCTCCGGCTGGACCGGAATTGGCAGGTGTGAGCATGAGCTTCGGGAAAATGAACGAGTTTATTGAACTCCTCCGGACTGGGACCCGGACCGACGAAGAAGGCTTCGGCGTGACGGAAGAGGAAGTTCTGGCCTCTGTGCGGGCCTATCGGGAACCGCGCAACGCTTCCCAGCGCTGGGTCAACCGGGCGGCATTCTCCGATGCAACCGACCTCTTCCGCTTCCGCATGATCCCCGGCGTGGAGGTGACCACAAGTCTGGTCATCGCCTGCGCAGGCGGTCGCTACGACATCGTTTCCGTGGAAGATGTCCGGGGTCGCGGAATGTATATCGAGGTGCTGGCAAAGAAGGTGACGGCTTCGGATGGCACGCGCTGATTTGAAACTCCCGGACGAGTTTCTGACCAAGCTGTCCCGTCTGGGTAAGGACACCGACAGCGTTGCGGAAAAGGTGCTGGAAGTTGGCGGGCAGGTCGTTCTGGCAAAGGTGCGGAGCAATCTCGCCGCCGTCATCGGCAGCGGGACAAAGTACGACTCGCGCTCCACCGGCGAATTGGCGCAGTCGCTGGGCCTCTCTCCCGTCAAGCTGAACCGCGAAGGAAACCACGACATCAAGATCGGCTTTTCCGAACCGCGCTCGGATGGCGGCAGCAACGCAAAGATCGCCAACATCCTCGAATACGGAAAATCCGGCCAGCCGCCCAAGCCTTTTCTGAAACCCGCAAAATCTGCCTCCAAAGCGGAGTGCATCCGCGTTATGGAGCAAACGCTCAAGGAGGAGGTCGAAAAGCTGTGAGCTTGCTGTCGGAACTGAACACCATCGCGGGCAGCTGCGCCATCCCGGTGGAGACCGGCGTGTTCACCGATCCAGCGCCGGATACTTACCTCGTGCTGACGCCGCTCTCGGATACCTTTGACCTTCATGCAGACGACCGTCCGGGCATCGACACGCAGGAGGTGCGGCTTTCCCTGTTCTGCCGCGAGAATTATATGAAGATCAAAAATACGCTCGTCCGTGCGCTGCTGGCGGCGGACGTGACCGTCACGGATCGCCGGTATATCGGCCATGAGGACGATACCGGCTATCACCACTATGCCATCGACGTGGCAAAATCTTATGTTTGGGAGGAATGACCATGGCGACCATTGGTCTGGATAAACTTTATTACGCAAAAATCACTGAGGGAGACAACGGCGACGAAACCTACGGAACCCCGACACAGCTTGCCAAGGCCATGACGGCGGAGCTTTCCGTGGAACTGGCCGAGGCGACGCTCTATGCCGACGATGGCGCGGCAGAGGTCGTGAAGGAGTTTCAGAGCGGTACGCTGACGCTGGGCATCGACGATATTGGCGTACAGGTGGCGCAGGACCTGACCGGTGCAAAAATCGACGACAACAAGGTGCTCATTTCCGCATCCGAGGACGGCGGCGAACCTGTGGCCATCGGATTCCGGGCAAAGAAGTCCAACGGTAAGTACCGCTATTTCTGGCTTTACAAGGTCAAGTTCGGCATCCCCGCGACGAACCTCACCACCAAGGGCGAGAGCATCGAGTTCTCCACGCCCAGCATCGAAGGCACCGTCCTGCGACGCAACAAGCTGGATGGTCAGGGCAAGCATCCGTGGAAGGCGGAGGTGTCCGAGGATTCCACCGGGGTCTCCGCAGCGGTTATCAGCGGCTGGTACTCGGAGGTCTATGAACCGGTATTCGCTGCTTGAAGGGAGGCTGGACGAAATGGAACACGACAGAAGCGCAAAAATCAACATCGGCGGTCGGGAGTTTGAACTCATTCTCACGACCCGCGCCACCAAGGAAATCGCAGCACGATATGGTGGTCTGGAAAATCTGGGTCAGAAGCTCATGCGGTCAGAAAACTTTGAGATGGCTCTGGACGAGTTGGTATGGCTCATTACGCTGCTGGCAAACCAGTCCGTTCTCATCCACAATTTCCGCAATCCGGAGGAGAAGCAGGCGCTTCTCACGCAGGAAACGGTCGAGCTGCTCACCAGTCCTCTGGAACTGGCGGAGTATAAATCCGCGATCATGGAGGCCATGTTCAAGGGGACGAAGCGAAATGTGGAAAGTGAGAACGATTCAAAAAACGCACAGGTTGGGTAACAGACGAGGAACTGTTCACCCGGCTTTTTTATTACGGAACGGCGCAGCTGCATCTTCCGTCCGAGGAGGTCTGGCTGACGCCGTTCGGTTTTCTCCTCGACCTGTGGGAATGCCACAGGCAGTTCCTCGGCATGGCAAAGCCGAAACGGGAGCTTTCCATCGACGATATTATCCCGCCCGGACTGTAAGGAGGCGAAGCACATGAGCATCATCCCCGGCACAACGCCGACCCTGACGCTGTCTCTTGACAGGAGCATCACCGGCTGTGCGGCTGCGGAGTTCTGCCTCGCCTGCGGAACGGTCCGGCTTTTGCGTCCGCTCTCAGAGCTTTCTCTGTCCGCAGACGGTACGGAGGTCAGCCTACGCCTGACGCAGACCGAGACGCTGATGCTGCCAGACAACCAGATCGCAAAGGTACAGCTTCGGGTCATGCTCGGCGGCGCTGTATTTGCAACGGACAGTATTCCGGTCCCAACAAAAGAACTGTTACATCGAGAGGAGTTGATCGCCGATGCGCATTAGCGCAAAGCTGCATACCGAGGATGAACGGCTCCATGCCGACTTTCACGCAACCGTTCAGGTCGGCGGCGGCCTTTCGCTGGGGCACGCGCTCATGTGGGACAAGCAGGGACGGCTTGCCGTGCAGGTGGCGGAGGAAGCCGAAGCGGACAATACGCTCCCCATCACCGCAGCGGCGGTGTATGCAGAGCTGGGCAACATTGAAGTGCTGCTCGGCACGATATAGGAGGTTTTATGAGCATTGCAACTGAACTCGCCAAACTCCAGACGGCGAGAAACAAGATCCGTACAAAGCTGGTGGCGCTGGGGCTTGTGGCCGCTGCGGCCAAGCTGGACGACTGCGCCACGGCGGTGGATGGTATTTCCAATCAGGGCGCGGTCTCCGCGACTGTGCAGGAGGGCGACACCTACACCATTCCGGCGGGCTACCACAACGGCAGCGGTACGGTCTCCGGCGTGGCGGGCGGCGGCAACTACAAGCTGCAAAGCAAAACGGTCGCGCCCACCAAAGCACAGCAGGCGATCACCCCGGACAGCGGCTATTACGGTCTGTCCGACGTTACCGTCTCGCAGATCCCGGATGCGTATCAGGATGTATCCTCCGTTACGGCAGGCGCGGCAGACACGCTGACCGGCAAGGTGCTCGTCACGGCAGACGGTAAGATCACGACCGGCACCATGCCGAATAACGGCGCGGTATCCAAGACGCTGGACGCGAATACGCCGTCCTATACCATCCCCAAGGGCTACCACAGCGGCACGGGCAAGGTGTCCGTCGCAGTGGAGACAAAAACGGTCACGCCGACCAAAGCGGCGCAGGATGTTGTTCCGTCTACGGGCAAAGTTCTCACCAAGGTCAGCGTGGCGGCAATCCCGGAGGAGTTCGTGGACACCTCCGGCGCGGATGCGCTGGCGGCGAACATCCTCGACGGCAAGACAGCCTTTGTGAACGGCGTGAAGGTCACCGGCTCCATGCCGGACAACGGCAGGG